TTATTCTCCAAAAAGTTCATTTATCGCTGCGGTCTCTTTAGCGCGCGCAACATCTGTCAGACTGGCATACAGACCAAGGGTAACTTGTATGTTCTTGTGCCCCAATCGCTCTTGCACCAGCAGGGGAGAGATGCCCGCACTAACCAGCATGGTTGCGTGCGTGTGTCGGAGCGTGTGAAAATCAAAGTTGGGGAGTTCCAGATTTTTATGCACAAGCGAGACACAGTACAGAATAGAAGCATAGCGGAGAACAAGCCCGCCCTGTCGGCGGCAGACTGGGTCAAACGGCGTTCCCTCTCCGCCAATGCTCAGCTTACCCGAAGCGTCGTATGTGTACCGAGGGTACTGTTCATCAAGCAGAGCTGTTAGGTGTTGTTGGCGTCGTTTCTCGTTCAACAGTTCAGCTATAAGGGCGCCATCCATTGAGATTATCCGCGAACTTTCATATTTTGGTTCCGTTATAAAGATTCCTTTTTCTAAACGTTGTTGCTGATGCCGGACATGCAATGTCCTGTTATCAAAATCTATATCTTCCCAAGACAAGCCAAGCACCTCGCCCGCGCGCATTCCGGTATGATAGCCGATGACAAAAGCGAGGTATCCGCTCTTGCCGGATATCAGCTCTTTTATCTGCATCCAGTCCGCTGGCGTGATTGGCTCTCTTACTCGTGTGCGGGGCGGCACAGGTGGTCGGACACGACGAGACGGTAGCTTTACGCCGTCAATAGGTGCGTGTTGCAGATACCCCATCGGCTCAACGGCATACTTGAGCGCATTGGTTAACACGCTCTTGACGCCAGCTATAGTTTCTCGGCTAACGCCTTGCATGAATAGGTCGTTTATTAGTCGCTGTATGTCCGCTGCGGTAATCGCTGACAACTTGTACTTTCCAAGCGCGGGTTTGATTTGCATTTTTATTCGCTGGGAGTATATTCGAATGCTATTCGGTCTTAGTTCCGGCTTGCGCAGCTCTAACCATTCGTCCAGATAATCCGCTACGGAAACTTCAGAGGGAACAAATGTTCGTCCAACATTCAAATATTCATTGTAAGCCTTTGTCCCAGCGACAAGGGCTTCTTTCTTTGTGCGGAAACCGGACTTCTCGACACGGCGACGCTTGCCGCCAACCGGTGCAGCTTCAAACCGGTACCGCCATGTGGCGCGTTTGTATACTTGTACTCCGGGCATATTATCACACTCCGTTTAGTGCGGGGCACGTGTCAGCGCGGTACTGCACAAGGGTTTCCGGCAGACCGGTGCATGCACTGACCTGCGCGGTGGTGTACCCGCTGTGTGCGTATTCGACGATGTCCGCATCGGACAACAGCAGGCAAGCGGCAAATCGGTTCGCTTCAATTTCAAGCCGGTTTACGGATAACAAGGTGTTCGCACGCAGGAAAGGCGTGCTCGCGTTAGGGTGTAGTAGCGCGTGTCCCAACTCGTGCGCACATACAAAAGGGACAATGTCGACGGGCAAATCGTTATTTATATGAATAAACTTCTGCCGCCAAGCCTGACTATAGTACCCACGGATTGTACCAAGCGGCTCATAGCAGATATGGATACCAAGATCAGCGGCGATACGGAAGGGGTCATTTGATTCGTGACGGCGTATGAGCCGGTCTGCAAGGTTTTTAATCTCCATAGGCTCACTCATCCTTCCTGTACTTCTTGGGTGTGTATTTCTGTTTTGCAAGGACTTTCGCTGTCCTGAATTGGTTCTCTAAGCTATCACGGAGAAGGTCTCGTGTTACGTCGTCCAGCGGTTCGCCGTCAAACATCAACGCACTATCGCCGGACAGCTGGTCTAACACCTCGTTCAGCTTGTGCGCTATGTCGCGCTCGTCTTTTGCCGTAAGGGCAGGCTTGCTGGTGCTCGCGGCAGTTTTGTCATCATCAAAGTCCGCAAGATAGGATGGGCGAACATCAAGAATGCGGGCGAGGTCTTTCATCGTATCCAGAGGGATGTTTTTGACTATATCGGTCTCGTACTTATATAGCAACTGTTTTGATATGCCAAGCCTTGCGGCAAGCTCGGTCTGTGTCAAACCAGCATCCTTACGGGCTTGTTTAATTCTTTCTCCTGTTGACATATCTTCACCTCCATTAGTTGTATGTATTATATCGTATATCTTCACGGTTTACAATAACTTAAATAAAATTTTCAAAAATAACTTGACAAGTTACGTCTGCGGTGGTATCATACGAGTATCTTAAAAAGTTACGGAGGTGAGCACATGGTCAAGATTAACGAAATCCGTGCCTGCATGGCGCGAAATCAGATTACGCAAAAACAGCTGGCGCAGGAGCTGCATATCTCCGAGAAAACGATGACAGAGAAGATGAAAACGGGCAATTTTGGTCTGGAAGAAGCAAAACTCATGATCGAGTTGCTTGACATCAAAAATCCAAGTGAAATTTTTTTTGCTGATTAAGTAACTTGATAGTTTACTTGGCCCGCATGGACAAAACAGGAGGAAAGTAAGAATGAAAGGACGCTTAGGAAATAAGCTCGTGTGCAAATACGAGTATGACAAGTTCTTGAGATTATCTAAAGAACTGACAAACCGGTTCGGATTCGAGTGGAAGACAGCAACTCAGATTGCCGATGCGGTTCAGCGTGGGATTCCGATTGCGATTGATGCACCGGACGATAGCTCAACCGGTCAGATGGACATCTGGTATTACCTGCGGCATCTCGGAGCAGACGTTACTTCTCTGAGGGCAAAGGACGGTCGAGTTACCAGACTTCCGAATCAGAATACAGCGTGTGTCTATGTTTGGCTCGGTAGACCGTTGACCGAACAGCCGGACTTGGACGAGCTGGGGAAGATGTTGGAAGAAAAAGTATCAAGAAAGGGAGTACCGAAACATGACTGAGATCACAGCTGAAATCAAAGTTTTTGAAAATCCGGAGTTCGGAGTAATCCGGACAACGGAGAAGGACGGAGAACCGTGGTTTTCCGGAAAAGATGTAGCGCTTGCGTTAGGCTACAGCAATCCGCACAAAGCAGTTAGAGACCACGTTGATGATGAGGACAAAGGGGTGAACGAAACGTTCACCCCTGGAGGAAAGCAGGTCATTGCAGTCATCAACGAATCCGGCTTATACAGCCTGATTCTTTCGTCCAAGCTGCCGACCGCAAAAGCGTTCAAACGCTGGGTGACATCTGAGGTATTACCGAGCATTCGCAAGACTGGCGGTTATCTCGAAGGTCAGGAAAGCATGTCGGACGCAGACCTGTTAGCCAAAGCGTTGTTGGTAGCACAGAGACAGATTGAGCAGCGAGATAAGCGGATTAGGGAAGTGCAGGCGGCGAACAGCGATTTGACCGTAAAGAATCAAATCATGCAGCCGAAAGCGGACTACTTTGACGAACTGGTTGACCGCAACTTGCTGACGAACTTCCGAGATACCGCAAAGCAGCTCGGCGTTAAGCAGAACACATTTGTGAAGTTCTTGCTTGACCGAAAGTACCTGTACCGCGATAAGCACGGAAATCTGAAACCGTATGCGGCACACGCAACGAATGGACTGTTTGAGGTTAGAGAATCGGTCAACGAAAAGACCGGCTGGGCAGGAACGCAAACGCTCGTAACGCCAAAAGGCAGAGAGACGTTCCGGCTGTTGCACGTAGCGGGGGTGAACGGATGACACTGCAAGTCATTTTAATTGCCAGCCTTGCGGCGAATGTGTTTCTCGCAGTTATGGCGTACTCGTACTTGGCAGCTATTCGCGCGCTGAATAAGATACTGGCAGATAACGGAACCCCGTTGACCCGCGCGCAGTTTATGAATTACTTCGACATCACATTTTTACCTACGCTGAAAAAGTGGTTTGGCGTTAAGAAGTAAAGCCTAACTGTGCAAGAATTACAGACCCTATAACCTGCTGGATGATGGGGATGGAAGCCCCACCGATTTTAAGAACCGCGTCTTTGGCTTTATCCCATCGTTCCTTTGGACGAATATCGTTCAGCAGCTGGTGTCCCGCGTAGGTTATGTCTTCTACATATAGGAGTGCCACGCATCCGTTCAAGTCTCGTTGTATTACAGCGGTAATCAACCCGCCTTCCGCCAGTTTTTCAGCAACGTAGGATACGTCTTTAGAGGAATAAGCAGGAAGCGCCGCGTGCAAATCCGCAGATTTGATTGCTTTGTGATACTCAAGTTTTTCAAGGACGAGTAGCGTGTCTCGGACACAATCAATATTTAGTTTCATTCAAAATCACTTCCCTTCCGCTACTGATTATAGCACAAGGGAGAGAAGACGCAACAGAAAGGAAAGCAAGAATGAAAAGAATTTCAACACCCACTCTCTCAAATATTGCCTTAGCAATTTCAATCTTTGCGCTGATTGTTAGTTTGATAAACGCAGCAATAAAGTTAGGATTTCTTTAATTGCCACAACAAGGGAGCCCCAACACAATAGGAGGAAAGCAAGAATGAAAGACAAGACAACAGGTGAAAAAGTACGTGTTTGCATGCGCGAGGCTGGCATTTCTGCTGCACGGCTGGCGTATGAACTGCAAGAAAAGACAGACTTGTGCGACGAGACGGACAAGAGCATAGAGCACATCATCAACCAAGCTATTCGCGCTGCTCGGTATTATCCGGCGCTGGCGGAAATTCTTCATACTGACCCCGGGTATCTGGCTGACTGGTATCCTGAATCACCATATCGACAGGATGAACGCGTGGAGAGCACTTTGTGTGAGGTATTCGGCTTTACGCCTTACACCGCTCAGAAGATTCGGGTAGCAGCGAAACAGCGCAAGCCAATGCTGATCCGTAACTCGTGCATGCTGCGTGACTATCTTGCGGATGTATACGGCGTCTGCGACAGGGACGAACTGCCAGACCCAAGCGTTGTGCTGACGTTTGTGGTCACGGTGCCGGAAGGCGGTGAGCCGATTGGATGAACTACTTACTGTGAAACAGGTCGCAGAACTGCTCAAGGTCAATACGGACTTTGTGTATATGCTCCGTGACGCTGGTACGCTCCCGTTCTGCAAACTGGGTCATTACAAGTGCCGCAGAAGCGCAGTAGAGGAATTCATGCGTAACGCAGATGGTATGGATTACTCATATCCTTATGAACCGCAGCTGATGAAGCTGAAAGGGGCGCACGCATGATTGACGCACCAAAGGGATTAGCGGAGAAACGCCTGCTTCAGAAGAACACGAAGCGGAGAATGGAACTCTGTGACGTTCCGCCATCCGCATTGTTCCCTGCTCCGCCGGAGCGGGATGTTGAACAAGCCCGCCGGATTAGTCATCCGGTGCACGCGAAATACGCTAAAAATACCGCAACGTAATTTATACATCTAAACAATCACATGCTGCCGCGTGTTGCGGCGCGGCAGCGCACCCTAAAAGAGAGGAAGAAAGACATGCTTTTCGTAATCACAGCGATTATCAAGATTGTAGAACTGGTGTTCTGGGTTCTGCTGTCCTGCGCAATCGGAACAGTGCTGATGTTTCTGCTGTTTCTGGTGCACCGGTGGGCGGAGCGAGACGATACGCGTCATTAAAGCACAGGGGTAACTGGTCTTAACCGGTTGCAGGTTCGAATCCTGCATGACGCACCATGGGAAAGCGCGAGAAAATTTTATAAAAGGATGTGAAAAATGTCCCTCCATACGTTTGCCGCACCTTCCGCGCTTTCCCTTCAATATGTGCCATTAGCTCAGTTGGTAGAGTACCAGACTTTTAATCTGGGTGTCGCGGGTTCAAGCCCCGCATGGCGCACCACAAAACGCATCCTCGCTAAGCGTGATACATCTCCTGTTTTTACCCCCCTACACACATACATTTCCTTTCCCTTATCAGTGGGGCGTGCGAGGCTCCGCCCCCTCTATATGCGGCTCATGGCTGATTGCCGGTTCGATTCCGGCGAGCCGCAGAGTTCATTTTTCATTTTTCTCCTTTCTTTATCCCGTCCGGTGGTTAGGCATGCCGCCGGACGGCACACCGGCTACACGGACAAGCCGTCATCAGGTGCAAGCCCTGAGAGCCGAATATCGAATACTTAGGAGGAACACAACATGGATGTAAATGTACACGGAGAAGTGAAGCTCCGTTTGGAGCTGCCCGACGCACTTATGAAGCTGCTGGAACGCTGCGTAACACCGGATGTCAAGATATCCGTACCGGAGCAGGCAGCAGCAGTAAAGGACGCACCTGCAAAGAAGGTACAGGCAAATGCCGTGCCGGACACGCTGCCGGAACCGACCGTTGAGGTCAAGCCGGTAGCACCCGCAAAGGCAGAGCCGGTTCAGACAGGTATCGCACCGGTTGCAGCTCCGCAGGAAAGCAATCTGTCCTGTGATGACCTGCGCAAGCATATCGCAGAGGCACGCAAGCTGGCTCGTGCGCACGGTAATGACATTCTGTCTAACCCGGAAATTAAGGCTAAAATGTCTGAGCTTGGGGCGGCAAAGATGACTGACCTTACCGCAGCGCAGGTAGCAGAGATGTTTGCATGGGTGGACGAGGTGTCGAGCAATGCCTGAGTTTCATTCCCGACTGGGCGCATCGAGCTACAGCCGCTGGGGCAGCTGCCCCGGCTCGGTAAAGCTGGAAGCGGGCATCCCAGCAACGACCAGCGTGTACGCAGAGGAAGGAACGCTGGCTCACGCTTTCTGTGAAGCAGAGCTGAACAGACGTTTCTTCGGCGTAAAGCCACGCCTTGCAAAGCTCCGCAAGTCAGAGCTGTACGACAAGGAAATGGAGAAGCACGCAGCGGAATACGGTGATTTTGTTTATAGCATCGCCGCAGAGCATATCGGAGAACCGCCGGACGTATACGTGGAACACATGGTCAACTACAGCAACGTTGCACCGGGCGGTTTCGGAACGGCGGACTGCATTCTTGCTTTTCCGGGCGAACTGCATGTGATTGACTTCAAGTACGGCAAAGGCGTGCCAGTATCCGCTGTGGGCAATCCGCAAATGCGGCTGTACGCCTATGGCGCATACAGAGAGCTGAACTTCATGCTGGACATCAAAAACGTGCACATGCACATTTTCCAGCCGCGCATTGAGAACTTTTCGTCGGACGAAATTTCGGCTGACGAACTGCGAAAATGGGCGAATGAAGAAGTTCGGATTGCCGCCGAGCTGGCGTTGTCCGATAATCCGCCGTACAATCCATCCCCAGCGGCGTGCCGGTGGTGCAGAGCAAAGAACCTCTGCAAGGCGCGTGCTGATTGGCTGGCATCCGCACATGGCAAGAACCCTGACTTACTGACGCCGGAGCAGATCGCAGAGCTGTTGCCGCTAGCGAAAGAGCTGGAAGGTTGGGCGAAAGACCTGACCGGCGAAGCGCAGAACATGATTGAACAGGGTGAGCACGTGCCGGGATACAAACTGGTCATCGGCAGAGCGGGCAACCGCAGCTTTACCGACGCAGACAAGGCAATCCAGCGTGCAAAAGATGCAGGCATCGCAGAAGCAATGCTGTACGAGCGCAGACCTATCACGTTATCCGCGATGGAAAAGCTGATGGGCAAGGAAGATTTTGAGTTGGCGTGCGGTGATTTGGTCACCCGCGCACCGGGCAAGCCTACACTTGTACCGGAGAGTGATAAGAGACAGGCATATAATCCGAATGCTGCCGTTGCAGCTGAGTTCGGATTGGATTTATAAGTTTTAGGAGGAAATAATTATGGCAAATCTGTGCACTGGTGAAGGACGTTTTTCTTATGCATTCCTGACCAAACCGGCGGAAGGCATGAATGGTGGCGCGGCAAAGTTCCGCTCCAAGTTTCTGATTCCGAAGGAGGATACCAAGACCAAAGAAGCAATCGACAAGGCGATTGCAGAAGCTATCGAGCGCGGCAAGAAGGACAAGTGGAACGGCAAGGCGCCGAAGAAGTTCCGCAATTTCCCGATTCAGGATGGCGACGGCGTGCGCGAGTTCGACGGTGAGCCGTTCGGTGAAGAATGCCACGGTCACTGGGTACTGTCCTGCTCAGCAAACGAGGAACATAAGCCGGTTGGCTACAAGCAGGTTGGTAACAAGGCTGTACCGGTTGAGCCGTCTGAGGTTTACAGCGGCATGTACGGCAAGGTGCTTATCAGCTTTTACCCGTACTCAGCGTCGGGCAACAACGGTATCGCCTGCTCGCTGAACGGCTATCTCAAGACCCGAGATGGAGATGCGTTCAGCGAATCTGCACCGGCAACTGCGGCGGATTTCGGACTTGAAGCCGATGCAGACTTTGAAGATTTGAGTGACCTGTAATGGCTCGCGTACTCCATATCGACCTTGAGACTTACTCAAGTGTCGATATTGGCAAGGCGGGGCTGTACAGATACGCGCAATCGCCGGACTTTGAAATCCTGCTGTTCGCGTATTCGTTTGGTGACGAGGACGAAGTGCATGTCGTTGACTTAACTGCCACCGGCGCACTGCCGCAAAACGTCCTCGTCGCACTGGACGACCCCGACACGGAACTATGGGCACACAATGCCGCTTTTGAGTGGTACTGCTTGTCGAGATACCTGCATCGCGAACCGGCAAGCTGGGCGCACCGGTGGCGTTGCACGATGGTGTACGGCTTGTACTTAGCCTACCCGCCAAGCCTGAAAGAGCTGGGCGCGGCACTGGGGATTCCGGCAGACGCGCAGAAAGACAAGACCGGCAAAGCGCTTATCAAGTATTTCTGCTGTCCGTGCAAGCCGACAAAGGTTAACGGCGGCAGAACCAGAAACCTGCCACAGCACGACGCAGAGAAATGGCAGCTGTTCAGAGAGTACAACCGGCAGGACGTAGTCGCGGAGAAGAAGATTCACGAGTGGTTGTCTGAGGTACCGATTCCAGATTTTATCTGGACGCAGTGGCATCAAGACTTGCGCATGAACGAACGCGGCGTGCGGGTTGACAAGGAAATGATGGATGGCGCGTTGAAAATTGACGCACGGTCGACAGAGCTGTTGAAACAAGAAATGATGCAACTCACAGGACTGGCAAATCCAAAGTCTACCCAGCAGCTTTCCAACTGGATTGAACAGCAGACAGGTGTTCGACCAGAGAGCTTGCGCAAAGAATACTTAGAAGAAATGGCAGTTGACGAAACACTTCCGCTGCTTGTCCGTCACGTCATCAAGCTAAAGTTGATGATTTCGAAAACCTCAGTCAGCAAATACGCCGCTATGGAACGTGCGCTGGGTGAGGGTGAGAAGGTTCGCGGAATGCTTCAATTCTACGGTGCAGCGCGTACCGGTAGATGGGCTGGGCGTATCGTGCAGCTGCAAAATCTTGCCAGAACTCACCTTGACGAGCTGGATATGGCAAGGGACATTTGCAAGACCGGCGATTTTGATGAGATGCAGTTGTGGTACGGCAACGTGCCGGACACGCTGTCACAGCTCGTGCGCACTTGCCTGATACCGGACGAAGGACAGGTATTTGTAGACGCTGACTTCTCAGCCATCGAAGCCCGTGTCATTGCTTGGCTTGCCGGTGAAGAATGGACACTTGAGGTGTTCCGAACGACCGGTAAGATTTACGAAGCAACGGCGGCAAACATGTTTGGCGTTCCGGTCGAGAGCATTGCCAAAGGTCAGCCGAATTACCCACTGCGTCAGCGTGGCAAGGTGGCAACACTCGCGTTAGGCTATCAGGGCGGAACGAAAGCGCTGGTCAACATGGGTGCGCTGCGAATGGGCATTCCTGAAAAAGACCTGCCGGACATCAAGAATAAGTGGCGCAAGGCGAATCCGCATATTGTCCAGTTCTGGGACTACTGCCAGAAGGCTGCAATCTCAGCGATTGAAACCGGACGGTCATTCAGGATACGACAGCTGCTTACGTTCTCAATGGTAGAGACTGAGCATTTGCGATTATTGGCGGTTAAATTGCCGTCTGGCAGACAGATATTTTATCCGAAGCCGGGTATTGGCGTGAACCGATTTGGCGAAAAGTCAATTACCTATTGGGGCACGTCGACCGGTTCTGGCGATAAGCAATCGTCAAAGAAATGGCGGCAATTAGAGACATATGGGGGCAAGCTGACGGAAAATGCTGTTCAGGCAATTGCGAGAGATTGCCTTGCTGTAAACCTTGATAGATTAGAAAAAGCTGGATATGATGTTCGCTTTCACATTCATGACGAAGTGGTTTGTTCGCAAGATACGAACTGCTTGGACGAGATTGTAGAAATCATGTCTCAGCCAATAGACTGGGCACCGGGGCTGCCGCTGAACGCGGACGGATGGTGCGGAAATTACTTTACGAAGGACTAAGCTATGACTGATAGAATTCTTAAAATCAGCGTCGGAGCGTCGCGTAAGTCTACCAGCTGGAAAACTACAGAACTCCACCTGCGAGAGTTCTATGACAAGCTGAAAACGCCGCTCCGCACACAGGAAACGCTGGACGTGTACCTCGGTATGCCGAAGTCAAAACAGGATAATCTGAAAGACAACGGCGGTTTTGTAGGCGGTCAGCTCGACGGTAACCGCATCGTGAAGAACCTCAGGGGACGCGATGTGGTTACCCTTGACCTTGACCATTGCCCCGCAGGCGCAACGGAAAAGGTCAAACAGGCGGTCATGAAGCTGGGCTGCACGTATTGTATCTACAGTACACGAAAGCACAGACCGTCTGCACCGCGACTGCGTGTCATCCTTCCGACCAACGGGACGATGACCGTGGACGAATATGAACCGGTTGCACGAAAGCTCGCGTCTCTGATGCTGCCGGATATGTCATGGTATGACCCAACGACTTTTGAGGTCACCCGCCTCATGTATTACCCGACATGCTCCTGTGACGGCGAGTTTATATACGCAGCGGACACGGAACACGACTTTATCGACGTGGACGGCGTGCTGCTGCTGTACGACGACTGGCACGACATATCATCGTGGGCTGTTGTTCCGGGCGTAGAAGCCAAGCAACAGAAAGCGGCAGAAGCCGAAGATCCTACGACCAAGAAGGGCATCATCGGTGCTTTCTGCCGGACGTATTCCATCACAGAAGCGATTGACACCTTCCTGTCGGACGAATACATCCCCGCCGGAGCTGACCGATACTCATATGCAAAGGGCAGCACCTCCGGCGGCGCGATTGTCTACGACGACAAATTCCTGTTTTCGCACCACGCCACTGACCCGTGCTCCGGTCGACTGGTCAATGCGTTTGACCTTGTTCGACTGCACAGGTTCGGTGAGCTGGACGAGAAAGCGGCTCCGGGCTGCCCGGTCACAAAGTTGCCATCTACAACGGCAATGCGTGATTTTGTCCGAGAGGATGAAAAGACGCAGGCGGCACTGGCGCAGGAGCGCTCAGCGAATATCCAGCTTGCATTTGAACAGTCGTTAGATGCCAAGGGCATGACTGCTGAACCGGACTTTGCAAAGCGCATGGCTGACCATCTCGCAGCACTGGATGGTGTGATGTTTACCACAGACGTTCTCAAGCAGACACTGAGCGTCGCCGGTGTGCAGCTCTGGTACGACGAGATTACACACAAATTCCGTTCCGTGGGTACGGAGCAGGCATTTGGCATCCCAGAATCAAGCGTGGGCAACGCGATGCCGTCCGTGATTGACGACCTGTATCGACAGGCAAAAGTGGACAGAGCCGGAACGACAACCATCTCTGACCGAATGGGCTTGATTTGGCGGCAGAACCGCGTGAATCCGGTTACGGACATGTTGCAAAACGGTTTGTGGGACGGTGCTGACCGTGTATCAATCCTGCTGGATGAGCTTATGCAGCTCCCGCAGGACGACAACACGAGCCGGTTTCTCGTGCAGCGCTGGTTATCACAGTGCGTGGCGCTTGCCCGTAACAGTGACCGGCAGCCGTATGGCGCAGAGGGAGTGCTTGTCCTCGTCGGTGGTCAGGGCATCGGCAAAACCAGCCTGTTCCGCCGGTTGGCAGTTGAACCGGACTGGTTCAATGAAGGTGCGGTTCTGAACTTTCGAGACAAGGACACGCTGATTGGTGCAACAGACAGCTGGATTTCTGAGCTGGGAGAGATGGAACGCACCCTACGCTCAGACGAAGGCGCGCTGAAAGCATTCATCACTAAGCCGTCTGATACGCTCCGCCGTCCATATGAGCGTGCCGCAGAGATGCACGCCCGGCGGACTTCCTTCTGCGGCACGCTGAACAGCGAGCGTTTCTTGCGTGATGACACCGGCAACCGCCGCTTCTGGACGGTGCCGATTACACACATCGACACAGACCGACTTTTTAGCTTGTCAGATGATTGGTTCAGGCAGTTGTGGTTTCAGGTCTACGACACGTGGCTTGAAGCTGGTACGCAGAGTTATCGCTTGACCAGAGAGGAACAGAAGTTGCTGAACGCCCGCAACGCAACCAGAATGGAAGAATTACCGGGCGAGGAAGAATTGCTGGAAATCCTTGACCCCGATTTGCCGGAAGAACAGTGGACATTTGCCAGTGCGACAGAGCTTGTTAAGCTCGCAGGTGTGCATATGGACGCGCGGCGGTTTGGCAGAGTAGTAAACAATGTAATCGCGTCGGGTGAATTCCCCGGCGCGGAACGCAGAAAAGGCGCAAAGGGAAAACGCGGCTTTTGGCTGCCAATAGCAAAAGATATTGATTTAGTGTAGGAGGATGAAGAAATGCCAGAAGAAGAAGATATTATTCGCGCGCTGGACAAGATGATTGGCGACAGGGAAGAAATTTTGCGGTATGCAGCAAACGATGATATCCGCGAAGAAGCTGATGCTTTACGGGCTTTACGCGCAGGCTACTGCTCGGTGCTTGACCTTGAATCAAAATATAAGATCGTGCAGAAAAAGTATAAGCATCGGGAAGATGAAGTAAACAGATTAAACTGTGAGCTTGCTCATCTGCACGCAGAGCTGGAAAAAGCCAAGAAACCGAAACGGTATTATGAAGTTTTGCTCTCCGACGGCTCAGCCTCAGTGCGTGTCGAAAACGGCGCACTCCATTACTGGACGGAACAACAGCTGGTTATCCACAACAAAAGAGGCAAACTGGTTGCAGCGTTTAACGATGAATATGTTGTCGGCATCATCAAGAGAGGGGAGTGGGAAAAGGATGAAGATGACGAAAGCACACGTCCCGCGGGAGCGTGACATTGAGAGGTACTTCGTGAAGGAAGTAGAAGCGCACGGCGGATGGGCGATTAAGTTCCAGTCCGATTCCCAAGCAGGCGTGCCGGACAGAATCGTGTTCTGGAAGGGCAGCCGCAGCGTAGAATTTGTAGAGCTGAAACGTCCGGGCGGCAAGCCGAGACCTTTGCAGGTACATGTCTGCAAGAAGCTCTCCGAGTACAATAACGTCCGTGTGTGGGTTCTTGATTCCTATGAATCGGTCAATGAGTACGTCAACAATCCGCCGTTCCCGCGATTCGCGGAAGGGCGAGATTGGGAGGCGGTACAATGATTTTCAAGCCACACAACTATCAGCAGTATTGCGCTGAGCGAATTGTTGAGGACAAGAACGTTGGTTTGTTTATCGACATGGGCTTAGGCAAGACGGCGTCAACGCTGCTTGCAATTAACGAGCTGATGTACAACCGATTTGAGGTTGGCGCGGTGCTCGTCATTGCGCCAAAGAAGGTCGCAGAAGCGACGTGGCAGAACGAGATTAAGAAGTGGGATAACTTATCCCATCTGACCGTATCGACCGTTCTCGGCTCTCTCAAGCGGCGAATTGATGCGCTGGCAAAACCGGCGGACATTTACATCATCAACCGCGACAATGTAGCATGGTTGGTTGATTACTGCTTGTTCGAACTGCACGCATGGAAGTTTGATATGGTTGTTCTCGATGAGAGCAGCAGTTTCAAGAACCCTCGGGCGCAGCGATTCAAGTCACTCAAGAGTGTCAAGTCGTCCATACAGCGCGTAGTAGAGCTGTCAGGCACACCGGCGCCGCAGGACATGAAAGACCTATGGTCACAGGTTTTTTTGCTTGACGGCGGCGCACGGCTGGGGCAATCGGCATCTGCGTTCAACCAGCGCTACTGCGAGATTGAACGGCGGGGAAACCGATTTGTTTACGGGCGGTTAAAGCCCGGCGCAGACACGCAAATCAAACACGCCATTGGCGATATTTGCGTATCCATGAAAGCAGAAGATTATCTGGAACTGCCAGACATCACATACAGCATTGTACCGGTTGAACTGGACGCAAAAGCGCGAAAGAACTACAAGACCCTTGAAAGGGACATGCTGCTGCCGGTCGATGATACAGAGATTACAGTCGCCGGTGCTGCTGCCCTGTCAAACAAGCTGTTGCAGCTGGCGAACGGCGCACTGTACGACGAGAACAAAGAGGTTCATCCGGTGCATGACGCAAAGTTAGACGCGCTGGAAGAACTCATGGAAGGTTTGCAGGGACAACCGGCGCTTGTGTTTTACTCATTCAAACATGATATTGACCGCATCGTTGACCGGCTCGGCAAGAAGTACAAAGTCCGTGTCTACAAGGACAGCAAGGACGCAGACGACTGGAACGCCGGTAAGCTCGATGCCCTTCTTGCTCATCCGGCAAGCACGGCATACGGCTTGAACCTGCAAGCAGGCGGACATAACGTTGTCTGGTTCGGGCTGAACTGGTCACTGGAACTGTACCAGCAGGCGAATGCCCGGTTGTACAGACAAGGACAGGAAAAGCCAGTCGTTGTGCATCACCTTGTCGTGCAAGACAGCATCGACATGGACGTAATTGACGCACTGGACGCTAAGAAAGACGGGCAAGACGCGCTGCTGGACGCTATCAAGGCGCGTGTAGACAAGATTAGGAGGAATGGATAATGGATAAACAGGTAATTAAACCAGATAACGTTAACCACCCAAGCCATTATGAGACCGGCAAATTTGAGTGCATCGACGTTATGACAGAAACGCAGGGCAAAGATGCCGTGTACGAGTTCTGCGTCTGCAATGCGTTCAAGTACCTTTACAGACACCGCCGGAAGAACAATGCGGAGGACATCAAGAAAGCCATCTGGTACCTGAACAAGGCACTGGAACTGAGTGGGGAGGATAAGTAATGACGCCGAATGAATATCAGAAACTTGCCATGCGCACGTGCAACATCCATTATGACGATCGGTACGATGACATGGTACGCCATGCTGTGTTCGGTCTTACGTCCGAAGCTGGCGAGGTTGCGGGGCTGTTTCAGAAACGGTATCAGGGACACGAGCTTGACGAAGAACATCTGATGAAGGAAATCGGAGACTGCCTTTGGATGATTGCGGAGCTGTGCACCGCGTATGGCTTCAGCCTTGAAGATGTGATGCAGCTGAATATTGATAAGCTCCGTGCCCGCTATCCTGATGGGTTCAGTGAAGAAAAGTCGTTACACAGAGCAGAAGGAGATGTATAATATGATTAAGATTACAAACGCAGAGGTATTCGGTTGGGATGCAGCTATCCGGGGAATGCGTAACCCGATGAACAGCTGGGACAGGTCGGACAGTTTCGTGTGCGAAGGGAAAGATGCCTGTGTAGGAGACTGTTATAGTTGTATTGGCAACGCTGACCATGCTCTCATGAAGAAGCTGGTCAAAGCTGGTTCTGACCATGCTAAGTTTATGCGCATGATTAACGTAACGATGGACGCTACCGCACCGCTGTATTGGTGGAAAGAATTTGACACCTACAAGGTCGGCACAGTGGCGAATAGCTGCTCCACCATGCACAAGATTGCGGATAAGGAATTTACGCTGGAAGATTTCAGCCACGAACATTTGATGCAGGGTGGGCTTGAGTGCATCAAGAACCTGTGCAAGGATTTGAACATGTGCCGTGAGCAGTATCTTGCAAAGCATGACAAAGAATGGTGGTGGCAGATGATTCAGCTGCTCCCGTCCAGCTACAACCAGAAGCGTACTGTACAGCTGAACTACGCTGTTCTGCGCAACATGTACCACGCCCGCCGGAATCACAAGCTGGACGAGTGGCGCGACTTCTGCTCGTGGGTGGAAACCCTGCCGTATGCCGAGCTGATTACATTAGGAGGAAATGACAATGGCAAAGATTAAGTATCTTCCGTTCCCGGAGTTCTGGGAAACGATGCTTCAGACCGTATACAAGGACAAGACCATCACCGGACTTTCGGTGGTGGTCAACCACGGCAAGGGCAACGCGGAGATTTACCACACCGGCGATATGGACGAGATGGAGCTTATGGAGCTGTCGTTCCACGCAGCCACGAACCACCTGCACGGCTTGCTCGACAAGGTCAGGGAAGAACACGAGGACGAAGGCTACACGTGGGACGACTATGAGAGGGATATGTGGGGTGACGACGATGACGACGACTGAGGCGCAGGGTTACCGCTTGACGTATTACCGCGTAGCAGCTAACGTATCACGGCTTGACCTCGCAGCGCAGACCGGTATCACGCCGAACACACTGCGCTGCTGGGAGCGCGGGGACACGACAATCAAGTGCTCCGTACTGCCTGATCTGTGCACGGCGCTGGGCGTCACGCCGAATGACCTCGTAGCGCCTAAGCTGTTCGACCCAGCAGAGCGCATGCGTATGGTGGCGGAGACCTCCCGCCTCGCACGCAAGGACGATGCCGCGTGCGCCGAGCTGACGGGATGGCTGACCTGCGTTCGGCAGCGTCGCGGGCTGACCCGTGAGGCGCTTGCCCAGCGCGCCCAAGCCTGCCCATCTGACATCACGGCTTACGAACGACAGGGCTACAGGGTGCGTCCCGATACGCTGCTCCGACTGTATGCCGCATTGGATATTCACTTTGACCCCAGAGAGGGGAGATGGGTTGCGTGAGGAAACTGTACATCGATGGGCACTATGATTTCGTGGAGGATTTGGCGGACGCCCTTGGCTGGGTTGAGACGAAGTGCGGGTATGATCTACGAGAATACCTTGAGGAATACATGGACGATGCCATCTCGGACGAAGTAGAGAAGCGCGTGCGGGACGTAGTGGGTTGTGTCGAACGGGCGCAAACCGCGATAGAAAAAGCAATTATGAAATTAGAAAGAAGGTAATATTTGTGGGCAGAGGGAAGGACAAGCAGCCGAGAAAGATTCGGCAAGACCACCCTGTACCAGCGAACAACCGCGATCCCATTGTGCCGGTAGGGTACAACGGCGAATTGGTGTCCAACATTGCGTCACTTATCCAGCCGCCGGAATTGACAGACCCGGATTGCATTGAGCGGTGGGAAAAGTTTACGGCGTATCTCCGTATGTGCGCTGAGAAGGATATGAAAGTTGGCAATTTGGCGGCTTACATGGCTATCGGTATTGATAAAACCATAGCTTGGAAATGGGAAAACGAGCAATTGAGCAAAGACCGGCGGAACTTGATAAAATCAATTCGGCAAGTTTGTGCTGTGTATCGTGAGCAATTGATGCAGGACGGCAAGGTAAATCCGGTCGTCGGCATTTTCTGGCAGAAGAACTACGACGGTATGAGAGACCAAACGGAAACTGTCATCACCGCCAACGCGCCGCTGGGCGAAGAAGTAACCGGCAGAGATGCAGAACGGCTTGCCGAGACATACCTCAGCAATGCAAAGGGAGCACTCCCGCCAGCGGAAAATATGAACAAAAGCGATACGGAATAACGGACGAAAAGGTAAAGCCCCGATGTGCAAATCTGCATGTCGGGGCTTTTGAAAAATGGGTGGCATTACGGGGTGGCATTAGGGCAAAAGGGTGGCATTAACTTTTGTGCGGGTGGCATTAGGTGGCATCAGGGTGGCATTAGAAATTCGGGTTTGATGCCACCCGATAACATACCAAATCGCAATTTATCCGGCATTGAATACTGCGATTTTATACCATTATCTTATCTACACCCTTGTGGGGTGGCATTAAGACATTAAAATACGGGGAAAACACTGATTTATAGAAATTATAGATTTTATAGACCAGAATATTTTCTATAAATTCTATAATTTCTATAATACGCCCCCTCTAAACGATTTTTGCGATTTTGATGCCACCTAATGCCACCCGCCATTATCTTGTGCTCCCGCCAGCACGTGAGGTAAGCACACAAAGAAGGGCAGAACCGCCGGTATGCAGTCCTGCCCTTATGTGATATTCTGTTTTATTCTCCTGTCAAAATCCATCTGAGCACGCTGCCCTTGCGGCGCTCCAACGGAACTGTGTGCTTGACGGGCTGGCAATTCGCCTTGACGGACGACACCAGCTTTTCAATGTCTCCCGCCGGCGTATACGCCGCTTGGAATCTTGTCTCACCGACCGAACCGGGGCGCCGGATAAGCGCATCACCGGCACCCAGCAGCTTTTCCGCGCCGCCGTGGTCGAGAACAATCATAGATTCCCGCACGCCGTTGCAGGTCAACGCGATCTTGCAAGGCATGTTGGCACGGATAAGACCGGTTACCACTGCGGCGCGTGGGGATTGCGTCGCAACTACGAGATGGATTCCCGCCGCTCTGCCGAGCTGGGCGATGCGGACGATATTGTTTTCGACCGATTTCTTGCTGACCAGCATGAGGTCAGCCAGCTCGTCAATGACGCAGACTATGCGGTTCATACCCGCCTCAGCGGCGGTTTTCACGCCCATAGAGGACATCTTCTCGTACCGGCTGTCCATCTCATCTGCAAGGCTCTCAAGCGCCTGTACGGCGTTCTCCGAGCCTTGGACGATAGGGCAACGCAAGTGAGGGATGCCTGCCCATGCGTCGAACTCCACGCGCTTTGGGTCGATAAGTACCAGCTCGCAGGCTTGTGGCTCATTCTTATAGACAAGACCGGCGATAATGGTGTTCAGCAGCACAGATTTGCCGCTGCCCGTCGTACCGGCGATGAGGACATGCGGCGCTTTGCCGATGTCCAGCATTTCCGGTTCTCCGGTCATGCCTACACCGATAGACACCGACAATCCAAGGCTTGCGTGCACAATGTCACCGAGATACACGGAGCCGCGCGGATTGCGTTCAATCTCGATACCAAAATCGCCATACGGGCAATCTTCGATGAAACGCGCTTGTACGTGGCTGCGCGTTCCTACGAGCCGCACAAGCCGTTTTGCGAGTGTCGGCTTGTACTCGTATATGTCGCTGCACTCAAAGCCGTACACGGCACTCTGGGGCGCAATATCCTGCCGCACACAAGTGCAGGCAAGCCCGCCGCCTGTTATGAATCGGGCGATACTGTCACCCGCCAGAATGGCAGTGTTGCTGTTTTCCGATTTTGTGAAATCCATGTTTTGTCTCCTTCTTTCTTTTTAGCTGACTGCAATACTATCACATTTCACGATAGATTGCCAGTGACCTGTCATCATCAGTGGCAGTGGGTCAGTTCTGCCAGACCGCCCACACGGGCGGTTTCGACTTATTTTTTATATGTAAATCCAATAGAATCGTCCGCTGAAATCCAGCGCATTGGTAAAACCAGTGATCGTACCGTTCCATCCTCCGATTCAAACCAAAGTTCCCCGACTTGGTATCCGCATTTGTTTTCCTCATCGTATCCGGCAATGCGGTTTTCTGCGTGGATTGTAGTGCTGCCTGTCGCCTGAACCGCGATTCGCAGATATTCCGCGTCGGCAACGTGACCGCCACCGAGATGGCATTCTACTCCGCGGAGCTTATGAACATTGCACTTTGCAAGCGCCTTCTGTTCTGCGATGCCCGATTTCAGTTCTGCGACTGTCGGGCATCGCAGAACGTCAGGATATTCTTTCTCCGCGCGTGCCTTCAGAATGGGCTGCACGTTCATCAGCTCAACGCCATCCGGCAAAGTAGGCAGGTCGAGCGGCGTGCCGCTGTTTTCGATGAGCATGTAGCCGTTGCAAACATACTGCTTTCCATGGTCAAACCACGCGCCTTGCAGCGCCCTCTGGTATGGGCTATGCTTTTCGGCGGACTTGATTACAGCCAGCATTGCGCGATACAAGTCCTGCTTTCCAGCGGACTTTGCAGCCTTGACCGCAATTTCCTTCCGCAACGTCGCGATGGTATCCTCTAACATTGTATATGCCTGAGGCGTTGCAATCTCTTTCTGTGCGGTTTTCAGCACTGCTATTAAGTTTTCATTCGTCACGATAATGTACCTCCTATGTGTGTTGACCTGTCTCATCAGTGGCGGAAGGTCATCCCCGCCAGACCGCCCGCGATGGGCGGTTTCGACTTAGTTCACGGTGAGCCGATTTGCTTCGGTCACCTTCGTTACCTTTTCGGCGATTTCGGGATACTCCCGCCGGAGCTTTGCCGCGTCGATACGCGCGGACGTTACGACGCGATACATAACCTTGTAGTCGTCGCCGATTACAGTATTTTCGCCGTGCATTTCTGCAATAATCTGAGGCTTGAGCTTGTCCAGCTCGGCTTTCGCTTCGTCGCAGATACGCTTGTACCGGCGGTATTCCTTAATTAAATTGTCCATATTCTTCATGATTCATTTCCTCCTTGACCTGTCTCATCAGTGGCAGTAGGTCATCCCTGCCAGACCGCCCGCGATGGGCGGTTTCGACCCTCCTTACATATTTTCCGGGACGATGAAAACCATCCGGTAACCGTTGTTCTGCGTGATGATAATCGTCTGCGTGCCATCGTAGTTGTTCACGCGCTTAATTCGCGTAATGTATGTGCAATGGTTCAACTTCTTTTCGATAAGCATACCTGCCAAACGTTCATAGACTGTTTTCTTATCAGTGCAGATGTACTGGTTGCATACCCATTTTTTACCTTCTTTTCTTTCGGAAAACATTCTGATTTGTCTTTCCATACTTGACAACTCCTTTTCTGCCTGTTATAATACAGGCACGACATAATTTGATTTGTGCGTGGTATGTTTTACAACCGCCACGCCGGTTATCAGTGGCTATAGCTCGTCATATGAATCAGTGGTGCGGATTACACCATCTGACCACATCCAGCCATAGCCGGTATTGTAGAGAGGTACAGGAGTACCCATAGGTTTCACCTCCTCTCTATAGAGCCTTTGCAATGCTAGTGCTTAGGCTCTTTTCTTTTTAGTTATTTGAGAGGGGCTTTCTTTGTTGTGTCCCTCTCTCTTAACTGTCTATATTATATCATGTCAACATGCATATGTAAATGCATAAAGTATACAATAATGCATGTCAACATGAATACAAATTTATGCAAATTGACGTACACAAAGCACGTACAGCTGTGCACCGGTGGGGGACTATGCCGCAGCGACCGCGGCGGGTAAACCCTAAAATTTCTCACAAAATAAAAAAGTCCTCTTGAAACATGTCGACATGTATGATATAATGGGGACGAATAAACAGAGGGAGGGTTGTACGTGAGCAAAGAATCAGACGCCCGCAAGAAAGCACTGAATGGTGAAGCGGATAAGAAAACGCGATATGAGTATGCTAAAAAGAGCAATGAAAAATATCTTGCAGGCTTTGACCGCATAACAACCAGAGTGCCAAAGGGAGAGAAGGACATCTGGAAAAGCGCAGCAGACGCGCACGGCAAAAGCTTAAATCAGTACGTGATCGATCTCATGCACGCTGACAATCCAGATTTGTTCCCCGCAGAAAGCGAGAAAACTGAATGAAGAAAGCAGGTTGCGGCTCGTGGCTGCTTTGTATATTTGCGTTTGGGGTGCTAATTAGCGCGTGCGCGGATAACCCTACGCTTCTGGGTTTCGCTTGCACTATCCCATTTGTCATATTTTGCGGCGTGTGGGCAGGTCGTAAAATCAAATCCGGCGCCAAGCAAGATACCCGAGGATCAACTATGCCAGCTGTGCCCGTTGACCAGTTAACGGGCAAAGAATATGAGCGGTATGTGGGCGAAAAGTTATGCCATCTCGGATACACGCTTATCAGGTATACCCCAGATTCGGGTGATTATGGTGCGGACATCATAATGAAAAACCCAGATGGAGAAAAGTCTTGCATTCAGTGTAAGCGGTACAAAAAATCAGTAGGTGTGTCTGCTGTGCAGGAAATCGTTGCCGCAAAGGGATATTACGGTTGCACAGAAGCCGTTGTAGCTACAACGGCTGCCTTTACACCCTCTGCAAGAGAGCTTGCTGAGCGTAACGGCGTGCGCTTATTAGAACATTTCAGGTAACAGCTGATTATCGGCATGATGCACGACGCAATGGACAAGGCGGGGTTTGACTACTCGGTAGAGAACAACGAATGAAAATAAGGGCTATGGCGAAGTGCCGTAGCCCTATTTTTGTGCCTGTGCGGTTGAATTTAGTACACTAGGCTAAAATTCCCGTGCATTTTGCACGGAAATTACACGTTTCGACACAGATTTCCTTGACTTTACGCCCGTAGAGGTGTAAAGTATAGATAACAAGGAGAGATGCGACTATGTTTACGCACGTCACATTAAAAAATTTCAAATCCTTGGCAGATGTTACGTTTGACTTCACAGCTGCCAGAAAACAAGTGAAAAGATTGGCTGCTGTTTACGGAGAAAACGGCAGTGGCAAAACAAATTTTATCAACAGCTTCACACTGCTGCGCAACAGCATTTTAACCTTTTCCGAAAAGGAAAGACTTGAGCATCTTGTAAACATCACGCAGGATAACGGTGAGCCTTTGCCAGATGGCATTCGGCAAATATTGGCTGATGCGGTTATGCGTGCCCACGCGCAGAAGGCAAAGCTGTCTGCGTATCGAATGATTGACTGCGACGAGCCGACCGAAGTTGAGTACGGATTCCAGATTGGCACGCACAGGGGAGTGTATGAGCTGGCTTTCACAGACACAATTTGCTATGAAAGACTGTACTATTTCACCGGCAAACGCAGCCAGACCATTTTTGAGCTACGCAAGATGGATGACCACATTGAGATGCATTTCTGCTCACGCCTGTTCGCCAACAAGAAGGTGAGCGAGAACGCGGTTGATTTAATCAATCAGTATTGGGGCAAGCATTCATTCTTAGCACTGCTGCAAAACGAGCGAGAAGCAAAGAACGAGCAGTATATTAAAGACAACTACTTGTCCTACGTTTTTGATATTATCGACATGGTTTTCGACATGCAGCTTCATGAGCAAGGCGCAAAATCTGAGATGGAAGTTCGCCCGAACCATGTTCTTAACAAGCTGTCAGATCTGAGCGGCGGCAGTATCGCTAAGAAAGACGAACCTTTGCTTGATGTTAGCGAAAAAATTCTCAATGTGTTCTTTACACAGACTTATGCGGATGTAAAATCAGTGCAATACGAGCGAAAAGACACAGACAAAGGCGTTCAATATCAGCTGTATTTTAACAAGTTGATTAACGAGAAAATACGTTCAGTGCCGGTGTCTTTAGAGTCTGCTGGCACGCAGAAGGTGATAAAGATTGTCAGAGCAATACTGGGTGCGCTCAACGGTTCAATTGTTGCGTATGACGAACTGGAATTAGGTATACACGATTTATTACTGAGCAGCATCCTGTCGTCTTTGGAAGATAAAATCACCGGACAGTTCATTATTACGACGCACAACACGTATTTGATGGAAATGCTGCCAAAGAAAGCGGTTTATGTTATCAACGTTGACTATGAGGGCAACAAGGAAGCGTGCTGCTTGGATGAGTACGATATACAGAAGAAAAACAATGCGCGTCTGCTCTATCTCAAAGGCGCGTTTGGTGGTGTTCCGATGGCAGATGGGCTTGACTATGATGACATCATCGCGTGTTTGCAGTCTGTCGATGACATGAAGGGTTCGGGTGTAGATATTGGCTAAACGCAATCCAAAACGAAAACTTCAAACACGAAGATCGTGCTGTGCCATTATTGTTCACGGTAAATGCGAAAGAATCATTGCAGAGTATGTGAAATCGAGCCTAAGATTGAAGCTGGAAGTCATCGGTAAAGATAAAGGCGCGAAAAGCATACAGATAAACGTGCTGGACAAGTTTTTGGCACAGCGGGAGTTCTCAAGCCTGAAAGTCTTTGCGGACACATATGACATAGAATACAACCGCTCTAAGAAGCGACTGGAAAATTTCAAACTATTCATCATCATGGACACGGATGACTGTACGATGGAGACGCGGGAGAGCTATATTTGCTGCGAGATGTTCCGAAAATCTATACTCGCCGATTACATATGTCCGATTTACAGTATCCCGAAGTTAGAGGATGTTATGTTAGAGGTGGGGCTTATGAAAGAAAGAATCTCCGACAAGGAGAAAGAATCTTTCTACAGCAAGCTGTTCCCAATTTGCCATGACGGAAATGCGGGAACTATTCATGAAATCGAAACGCTTGCGGACACGATGCGAAAATCAAAGAACACAAATCTTGAAGTGCTGCTGGATTACTGTATAGAACAGGCGAAGGCGAATAAAATCAAATAACAAGCGCCTGCGCGATTGGCGCAGGTAGACCTAAAGAGGTTATCAGATTAGTCTGGTAGCCTCTTTTATGCTTTTCGGAGGATAAAAATGGACAATTTCAAACTGATTTACAAGATTTTGAAGATTCTGGACAAATACAAAGGCAGGGAAGATTTTGACCCGTCATTGGTGTCTGCACAGGCTCTACACAGCGATTTTGCCTGTTGGGAAAGTATCATGATTGAATTACAGAACGAGGGCTATATTCGCGGTCTGGTGTGCACACAGACACAAGCAAATATGTACTCGCATATCGTAGAGCCGATTCATCCGGCGATTACGCTCAAAGGCATGGAGTACCTTGCGGAGAATGACATGATGGCAAAGGCGAAAGAAGCACTGAAACTGGTAGGTAACATCTTATGAATTACTCAAAAACCGCGTCGGAAATCTTGAAGCATGTCAAAAAAGACCCGTTTGATGACCAGCCACGGCAGGACTATTTTGAGCTGTGCCGCGCATGGTTTGCTGAATGGGAGGCGGCATCACGTAAAAAGATGTTTCACCAGTATCAGATCACCGGAGCAACAAACAAAGTCGGAAAATATACAGAGTTCAACCACCCTGCGCAGCTGCATAACCGCAAGGATTTTCGTCCGCTGCTGACAACAGCGTTACAGCGGGCGGTAGAAAACCGCGATTGGGCGGCGGCAGAGCGGCTTGACAGCATGTTGTTCAAGTCCCTGCTATTCGGTGCACCACACTTCTTTGAAGATTACCTGAACGCCGTAGAGTATGGAAAACCATATGACAAGCGTTTCTATGCGCCGCGGCAGCACTATCTGCATCGGTACACACAGGCGTATCAAGAAGTTCTGGAAGGAAAGCTGCATTTTCTGTCTGTTTCTATGCCCAAACGAGCTGGTAAGAGCCAAATGGGTATAAATTTTGTAAACATGCTCTCCGGCAGAAAACCGAACCATTCAACGCTGATGGAGGGCACCGGCGATGACCTTGTGCAATCTTTCTACAAAGGCTGTCTGGAATATCTGGACGCAGAATCGGAGTACCACTTCTACGACATTTTCCCAAACGCCAAGTTGGTACAGACATATGCAGACCGCAAGACGTTCAATCTGGACAAGAAGTCACGATTCCCGACGGTAATGTGCCGTTCCATCGACGCCCGGCAGGTCGGCTTGTCCGAAGCAACGAACCTGCTATATCTGGATGACTGTGTGGAAGGTCGAGAAGAAGCCAAGAACCGGCAGCGGCTTGACGACAAATGGGAGGTTATCTCCGGTGATATTATCGGTCGAGCGATTGAAGGCACACCAATCGTCATCTGCGGCACACGATATTCGCTGTATGACCCAATCGGACGACTGCAAGAGACCGCACGCAAGTCTGGCTGGAAATGGAAAGCTATCGAAACACCGGCGCTTGACCCTGTAACCGATGAAACAAACTTTGAATACATGCGCGACGGCAAACCAGTATTTACGACAGCATTCTTCCGCGAACAGCGTGAAATCCTGTGTGCAGAGCAGTGGGAATCTGAGTTCCAGCAGCAGCCGTTTGAAGCAAAGGGTTTACTGTTCAACAAAGACGAACTGAATTATTTCTTTGAATTGCCGGTCGGCAGAGAGCCAGACACCATCTTTGCGGCATGCGATACTGCTGACAAGGGCGCCGACTTTACATCCATGCCAATCGTGGCGATCTACGACCAAGAAGCATATCTAATCGACGTAGTTTTTGACGATGCGCCGCCGACGGTCACAAAGCCGGAATGCGCAAAGGCACTGCGGGACAATCACGTGGCATCCGCCGTATTTGAATCCAACAATGCGGGCAGCTACTTTGCGCGAGATGTGGAACAGCTGTTAAAGGGCATGGGATACACGTGCAGTATTCGCACGAAGCGGACAATCTCAAACAAAGAGACCCGCATTGAATTTGCGTCGGACAATATCATCAAGAAGTTTTACTTCCGGCATCCGTCCACCTACAAAGCGGGCAGCCAATATGACCAGTTCTTTAAGCAGCTGACCACGTATGTCCGGCAGGGAAAAGTGCCGCACGACGACGCGCCGGATAGCTTGGCAATGCTGGAAAACGAGATTCGTATGCGTATCGGCTCTCAGATTGAAGTAGTCAATCGTACATTCTGAGGAAAGATGACAAAAACTACGCAATATATCTTGTGTATTGTGTTGATTGAAACACAAGATATGGTATAATTATACGTGGGGTATCCTCTGTTTTATCCTAAGAAGTATTCGAAGGGAGGGCGCTGCATGCGTGATGATTTTTCTGCCGGTCTGTATCACGGACGGCGTGTTATACTGACCGACGCCGAAGAAGTCACTCCGGCAAATGTGCTGGATGTGCTGCATGCAGCGACCATCCAACACGACCTGAACCGCGTAGACATTCAGCATTTGTGGAACGTGTACCGCGGACATCAGCGCATTGAGAACCGCGAGAAGGAAGTTAGACCTGAAATCTGCAACAAAATCGTGGAGAACCGTGCGGCTGAGATTGTCACATTCAAGACCGGATACTTCCTTGGGGAACCCGTGCAGTATGTGTCCGCCTCTGCCGATTCCGACGACGACGGGATTAAGCAGTTGAATGAATACATGGTTGAGGTGGATAAAGCCGCAAAAGACCACGAATTGGTTGACTGGATGCACATTGCCGGTGTGGGATACCGAATCGTTTTACCGAACACCGACCCGACATATGATTCGCCATTCGATGTGATGACGCTCGACCCGCGCAACACTTTTGTTGTGTATAACTCTGGTTTCTCACATGCGCCCGTGTTGGGCGTTACCTATGTGACCCGAGAAAACGGCGACATTGTATACAACTGCTACTCGCAAACACACTTTTTCACCATCATCAACGAAAAGGTACAGGCAGAGCCGAATTTTCTGGGCGGAATCCCGATCATCGAATACGCGCTGAACACAGCTCGGCTTGGCTCTTTTGAAGTCGTCTTGCCTTTGCTCGACGCAATCAACACTGTCGACAGCAACCGTGTAGACGCGGTCGAACAGTTTGTACAGGCATATCTGCTGTTCAAAAACATGGACATCAGCCCTGACGAATATGACCAGTTCCGCGCACGCGGCGCTATTAAGTTTGGCGACCGGTCAGAGACCATGAAGGCAGAGATTAGTTACATCACTGCGGAGCTGGGACAGAGCGAGACGCAGACACTTGTTGACCACATGTACAATGTGGTGCTGACTATCTGCGGCATGCCGAACCGTAATGGTGGTTCGTCCACATCGGACACTGGCGCGGCGGTAATCTTCCGCGACGGCTGGTCGGACGCAGAAGCACGAGCGAAGAACACAGAGCTGATGTTCCGCCCCGCCGAGAAGCGATTCCTACGCGTGGCACTGAACATAGCAAAGTATCTCGCAGGACTGAACTTGTCCGCATCAGCAGTAGAAATCAACCTGCCGAGAACGAACAGTTCCGACAAGCAGTCAAAGGTACAAGTCTTGACCACCTTGCTTGCCAGCAGCAGCGTGCATCCGCTTCTGGCATTCAAGACATGCGGCTTGTTTGCTGACGCTCAGTTGGCATATGACATGTCCATGAAGTACAAAGAAGAACAGGAACAGAAGGCGCGAGAGCAGCAACAGCAGATGGGAGCAACGGATGAAAGCAACAATGACCCCGAAGCTGGCAGCGGAAATCGAGAAACAACTGAACAAGACCGGTCTGCTGGAACTGAAACTTGAGAACGGCAGAATTGTTGTCATCACAGTAAAACGAACCGCAACAGCTAAGTTTTGAATAATATGCACCCGCGCAAGAGGCACGGGCTGTCCAAAGGGACGCTGAACCAGAAAGGTTTGGTGTCCCTTTTATATTTTTCGCGGCAGAGAAGCCGCGTAAACAAACCACACGGGAACAGAGAGAACTGTAAACGCAAGGAGCTATATTATGAGTTATTTATCTGACCTGCTCGGAGAGCAGTACAAGGAAGGTATGTCCGAGGACGAACTGTCCGCAGCACTTGAAGCAGCTGTACCGGAACTGACGGCAGCAGCTACTAAGAAAGTCGAGGCAAAGTGGAAAGGCGCAGTCGATAAGGCAACCGCCGAAGCAGCAGCGCGTAAGCGCGAATTGAGAGAACACAACTCTCAGGAGCAGAACCAGATTGCAGACCTGACCGAACAGCTGAACGCAGCAACCGGCAAGGTGGCAGAGCTGGAAAGAAGCGCTGCGCTGAACCGACACGTGACCGATTACATCAAGCTCGGCTATGAAGAAAAGCTGGCAAAGGCAACTGCAAAGGCGCTCGTTGACGGCGATTTTGACACCGTCACAAAGAACCAGCAGGCTTTCCTCAGTTCCTACAAGGACGCAATCATTGCAGACCAGATGAAGCACATGTCCAAGCCGACCGGTGGCACAATCGGCAGCGTGGACTACAACAAGAAGATTGAAGAAGCAAACGCAGCTGGCGATGTTGCCGCCGTGGCGTACTACACACGCCTTGCGGGGCAGGCAGCTGCAACCGAATAAAGGAGGTATGACTGATGGCAGACCAGTTTGCTACCAGTTTTGGCGTACTGGAATACTCCGGTATGCTGTTCAATAAGGGCAACACCCAGTGCCCGTTCTCTACTGCAATCGGCAGCAGAGCAAAGACCACCAATCACGTAGAGTTCGTGGTAGGTCAGGAGTACAACACCGACAAAACGCTGGCGCAGCCGAGCATTTCCGAAACTGCATCTCTGACTGCACCGGACGCAACAGTTGTTACCCGCAAGCAGACAACCAACGTGACCCAGATTTTCATGGATTCCGTAGGTATCTCTTACGCGAAGCAGTCCAACATGGGCACCCTGTCTGGCATTAACATTGCGAACCAGTCCGGCAATCCGATTAACGAACTGGATTTTCAGGTAGCTGCGCACATGCAGCAGATTCGCAATCAGATCGAGTACACCTTCATCAACGGTGTGTATGCTAAGGCGACGACTGACGCGACGGCAAACAAGACTTGCGGCATGGTTTCTGCTATTAAGACCAACGAAATCAAGATGGCATCCAAGGAACTGTCCGTATGGGATGTGGCGGACATGCTCAAGAAGATTCAGGACGCACACGCGCCGACTTCTGGTCTGACCCTCTGGGTGGACGGCATCACCCGATTGCAGCTGAACGCAAGCGCGGTACAGAACAACCTGACCATCGTGCCGTCTGACAGAACCATCAACGGTATCAATATCTCTACGCTGGTTACCCCGATGGGCTCTATCGACCTTGTGTCCGCGCAGTATCTTCCGGCAGGCACTGCACTGGTCATGAACCTTGGCATTATCGCTCCGGTATATCAGCCGGTACCGGGTAAGGGCAACTTCTTCCTTGAACCGCTGGCAAAGACCGGCGCCGGTCAGAAATATCAGCTGTTCGGTCAGCTGGGTCTGGACTACGGCGCAGAGTGGTATCACGGCAAGTTTACCGGTCTGTCGACCACTTACACCCGTCCGGGAACCACTTCCGGTGCAGCTGGCTAATCAAGATAGGAGGCAGACGGCATGACCGACAGGGAAAGAATCAAATTTGCAGCAGCGATGACTGACGAAACCGACGAAGCTGTGCTGTCTGCCTATCTCAACATGGCGGAGAGTATCGCTCTCCACCAGCTGTACCCGTTCGGCGGAGATGACAGCTCCATCCTGCCGGACACTTATGAGTACGACATGCTACAGATTGCCGTGTATCTCATCAATAAGCGCGGCGCAGAAGGCGAGACAGGGCACACAGAGGGCGGAATCAGCCGAACCTACAGTGCTGCCGACGTCCCGCAAGCTCTCTTGGCGCGCATTGTGCCAAAGGCGGTGGTGCTATGAGATGCATGTGCCGCAATGAGAGAACGGTGTATTACCGAAAATACGCAGGACTGACCGATATTGTCAACGAGGATGGCTATTACACCGGCGAGCAAGAAGCATCTTACGAAGATGCTAAAGCAATTAAAGGTGTCGTATCTCCGCCAGCCGGTGAGGTGTACCGAGACATGTTCGGCATGCTGGATGATTATGACTGTGTGCTCACGGTCAGCGACCCAGAATGCCCTATCCGCGAGGAAGATATTGTGCTGTTTGCGCGGCGCAAGTCCGACGACACGCAGGATGAGTACATCGTCAAACGTTGTGCGCCGTCGCTGAATACCTGCGCATATGCGCTGACGAAGGTGAACCGGACATGAAACTTGATATTCCACTGACACAAGCCGGACTTAAAAACGCAATTCGTGTGCTCAGGCAACGGCAGCAATGGTTACAGCGCAAGACTGACGAGCTGGCACAAGAACTTGCGGAGCGAGGTATGTCCGGTGCACGGATACGGTTTCAGAATGCCGAATATGACGGCATGAAAGACGTGTCTGTATCCGTGCAGAAAACCGGCGAAAACACATACGCCACGGTTGCTGTCGGTTCTGCCGTGCTGTTCATCGAGTTCGGTACTGGCATCCGATACACGGCACCGGCTCATCCTGACGCAGACCGGCTAGGATATACCCGCGGCGGATACGGCAAACATCAAGGTTTGAAAGAAGGCGGCTGGGTGTACGAAGGTGCGTCTGGCGGCACACATGGACGAGCGGTCAACAACGAGCAGACTAAGTGGCACACTTACGGCAATCCGGCAAATATGTGCATGTACTATACCGTACAAGATTTAAAGCGAGAGCTGCAACAGATTGCGAAGGAGGTATTCGCAGATGAATGATTGCGAAGATTACATCTTTGACACAGTGCGAAAAGCGGTGTTGGCGGCGTACCCAAACGCGAGCATTGCGAGCGAGTACATCCAGAAACCTGCAAAGTTTCCGCACATTTCGCTCTGGGCGCACGATAACACGCCCGCCATCGGGAAACAGACGAACGGAAAGCAAGAAGCGGTTTCAACACTGGCATTCACAGTCAACGTGTACTCCAATTTGCGAAACCGAAAGAAGTCTGAGGCAAAGAGAATCATGGAGCTGATTGATGCGGAGCTGTATAAGCTGAACTGTATCCGAACATCTTATTTGCCCGTCCCGAACATGTTAGATACAACAATTTACCGTCTGACCGCAACATATCGTGTGGACTACGACGGCGTGAATTTATATAGGAGCTGATACAATGGCACTGAATTATGCACTTTCTGGTACGGCTACGACCGGCGCGAGCGGCGCAACGTCTACCTACCAGACCTACCTGTTGGCGAATGTCTCCTACTCCGCGAATTCCCTAGCTACTGCAAAGGCGTACAACATCCTTTGCGACATCATTGACTTTCCTGACATGGGTGGCGCACCGGAAACTCTGGACACCACAACTTTGTCGGACAACATGAAAACCTCTATTCTGGGTATTCAGGAGAACGAATCCAAGACATTCAACACCAACTACGACGAAAAGACTTTTGCGATGCTGAGCGCATTCAAGCCGGACACCGACTACAAGTTTGCACTGGCAATGGGCGCAAACGGCGAGCACGGCGTTTGGACATGGACTGGTCGTTTGTCCGCGTATGTCACCGGTGGTGGCGTAAACGAGGTTCGCAAGATGGCAATTACCATCTCTCCGTCCTCTACGATTTCCTACGCGACTACTATCCCGACACTGTCTTAATCACCGAATATTTTAGGAGGATACTCTACCATGAAAACAATCAATTTTAAGTATGACGACGTTGCATATACCCTGTGCTTTACGAAGCGCACTGTACAGCAGCTTGAGGCATCAGGCTTTAACATCCAGAACATTGACGGCAAGATGGCGACCTCTATTCCGCTGCTGTTTGCGGGTGCATTTAAGGCGAAGCACCCGTTTGTCAAGCAGGCAAAGATTGATGAAATCTATGCAGCACTGACCAACAAGGCAGACCTGATTTCCGCGCTGGTTGACTGCTATTCCGAGACGCTTGAAGGTCTGCTGGCAGAGCCGGAGGAAGGCAAGGGAAACGCCGTGGCGTGGACGACTACGGAGTAAGTCAGCCCACGCAAATCAAATATGGAGAGGTGTTCAACACACACTTCCCATATTATCTGTCCATTGGAATGACGGAAGAACAGTATTGGGACGGAGACAATCTGCTCCCAAGGGCTTACCGGAAAGCAGAAGAATTACGACGCGACCGGCAGAACTCGTATTTGTGGTTGCAGGGAAAGTATGTGTATGACGCGATCTACGCAATGGCGCCCGCACTACAAGCAATGGGCGGCGGCAAACCGGAATCGTATGTCAACGAGCCGTATCCGCTGACTGAAGCCGCAGTGAGAGAACGCGACAAGCGAGAGCAGCAGCGCAAGATGGAAGAAAGAAAAGCACAGATGCTTGCATGGATGCAGAGGGTTAACGCAGCAAAGGAGTGATTAGATGCCTGATGAGATTGAAGGTTTACAATTTAACGTCACGGGCGAATCAACGAAGGCGCAAGACTCTCTGCAAGCTACGATTGATAAGCTGGAAGCCCTCAGCGCAAAGCTGGCAGAGACAAAGAAAAGTGTTAGTTCGCTTAGCAAGTCTCTGTCTGGCTTGGGGCAGAACAAGGGACTGAGCAGCTTTCTGTCCGACTTGAAAAAGTTGATGCAGTCTCGTTCTCTGAGCACCTTCACAAAGCAGCTCAAGAGTATGCAGGGTGAGATGAACGGCATCGGTCAAAACATCGGTGCGGGCATCGTACAAGGCATCGTTTCAAGCTCGGCGCAGCTGAGCAGCGTAGCACGGGAGTATATTGTCGACCCCGTGGTTGAAGCAGTACGAAGTGGATTTGATGTGCACTCTCCGTCCCGCGTGATGGCTGCAATTGGTAAGTTCCTGTCTGAAGGTCTGGCAAAGGGTATAACCAGCGCGGCAACCGCGCCAGTAAGAGCCATGCAGTCCGTTGTGAGCAAGGTTTCGGCAGCGGCGAAAAGTGCGGTAGACAAGGGCGTCGGAGGAGAAGCCTTATACAGGGGCTATTCCGGTGTGGCAAAAGCCGCCTCGGGCGTGAAAAATAGACTGTCCAGTGCGTTGAACGGTGGCGCATATAGCGATCGTTTGGGCGGCGCACCATTACAGGGAATACACAATGCCGCTGACACGGTTCTGGCGAAAACAGCATCCGGGGTGAAAGCTCTGCCCGGCATTTTTGGTAGCGCAAAATCCGCGATCTCAAGCAGCGCAAAATCAGTTGCGCAACACGTGCAGGAACAGAAAGGGCTGAACATACATCTCGGCAAGACAAAAACTCTGCTGAATGGTGTTGGCACAGGTGCGAAACAGACGGCGGCGTTCATGGGCAGATTGGCATCCGCGCCAATCAAGAAACTGCTCTCCCCGCTGTCCGCCGTGCAGGACAAGCTCAAGCATATCAAGTATGCGCTGCTTACTGTAGTTACTTACGGTTCGATTTACCGAATTATTAGCCTGTTCAAGACCGGATTGACAGACGGATTGGACAATCTGTACCAGTATTCGCTGATTACGGGCAATCAGTTTGCGGCGAGCATGGATAGAGCGGCAACAAGCCTGTTGTACCTGAAAAACTCTATTGGTGCAGCGGCTGCACCACTCGTAAACGCTCTTGCCCCGGCACTGGATTTTGTCGTTGACAAGGTGGTTACTTTGCTTAATCGTTTTAACCAGCTCGTGTCGGCACTGTCTGGTAAGACCACGTATACAAAGGCAATCAAGCAGCAGACAAGGTATGCAGATGCCGTCAAGGATAATGCCGACGCGGCAGACGATGCCAAGAAAAAGAACGATGCCTTGAAACGCAGCCTCACTAGCTTCGATGAGATTCATGCACTGGATGATAATTCCAGCAACGACAGCACGAGCAAGAAGAATGACGGCAGCGGAACAGAAATCCCTGACTACGGTGGCATGTTCACCGAAGAAAAGATTGACGGTGGCATTGCCGATTTTGCAAAGAGCCTGAAGGATACCATCAACAAGGGTGACTGGCAAGGTTTGGGCAAGATGCTTGCGGATAAAGTCAACAGCACGATTGATGCCGTTGACTGGCAGGGTGCGGGCAAAAAGTTTGGTTACGGCTTGAATGGCATCATCCAGACAGGATATTATTTCTTGAAATACACCGACTTTGCGAAAATCGGCAACCGATTTGCTCAGTTCTTAGATATGGCACTGGCACAGGTCGACTTTTCTAAGGCAGGCGGACTGCTGGTTCGCAAGTTTACCAGCCTGCTTGACTTGATAGGCGGTTTCCTCTACGGCTTGAACTGGGGCTTGGTCACGAAAAGCATAACGGACTTCTGGACAGGTTTCTTCGACGAGTGGTCTGCTTGGCTGGATGAGCACGACTGGACAGACATAGGGGAGATTTTCCAGCGAAAGCTACAACAGGCGATAGATAACCTCGGAATGGATGACATTGCAAGCAGTTTTTGGCGGGCATTCAATAAATCTGTAGATGCTGCGGTAGATTTCAACAATGGTTTCTATGAAAACATCTCGCAAGAACTCAACGGTATCATGATCGCACTTTCCGGCGCGGCAGTTGGAGTTGGTGCAATCTTGGCTTTCTCCGGCGCAAATATCACGCTCGGTCTCGCAATGATGGCTTGGGGCGGATGGGAAGGTTATCAGGCGATTAAAGCAAACTGGGATTCCGCGATGATAGACCCTGTGCAGAAAGTAGTGAATACCGTTCTCGGCATCCTTGCACCTGCGCAGATGGCTATTGGTGCGATTCTTGCTTTCTCCGGTGCAAGTCTGCCTTTGGGTATTGCTTTGATGGCAGCAGGCGCCGTTGAGCTTGCATCAATTGCTGCCTTGAACTGGTCAGGCTTGTCAAGCAATGTGAAATCGGTCATCAGCACAATTGCAGCCTTTGCCGGTGGCGCACTTCTCGCGCTGGGCGTAGTGCTCACGATGACCGGTGTGATGCTACCTCTGGGCATTGCACTGATTGCAGCAGGCGCGATTGCGCTTGTAACATCAGTTGCACTGAATTGGAACAAAGTGAAGGATGGTACATCCGGCGTACTCGGTACAATCCTCAGCACTGCCAGCAAGGCTTTGCTCCCCCTAGGCATCATTCTTGCCCTGACCGGTGTGGCATTGCCGCTTGGTATTGCGCTGATTGCGGTTGGCGCAATCTCTCTCGTGGCGCAGAAGAAACTGAACTGGGACTCGATAGGAGACAAGATCAAGTCCATTCTTGGCACCATCTTGGGTGTCGTGAGCAAGGCGTTGCTCCCGCTTGGTGCATTCCTTGCCTTGACAGGTGTGGCATTGCCGCTTGGTATTGCCCTGATGGCAGCGGGCGCGGTAAGTCTGGCGAAGGCAAAAAAACCGGACTGGGATACGATGAAAAAGAATGTCGGTTCTGCGCTGGATAATGCGAAGAAAACAGCAGATGACAAGCTGTCAAAGTTGAAAAAAGCTTTTTCCGATGCTGCCGACGCGGCATCGAAAGCGTGGGGCGACATAAAACTGAAATTCGGTCAGATCAAGCTTCCGTCAATCAAGACGATATGGAGTGCGGCAACTGGCGCACTGGCGCAGTTCATTCCCGGACTTCCGTCATTTAGTCTCGATTGGAACTACTATGCGAAGGGTGGTTTCCCTGACGTAGGCGAGATGTTCATTGCACGAGAGAACGGCGCAGAAATGGTTGGACGTATGGGCAACAAAAACGCCGTCGCAAACAATGAACAGATCGTGGAAGGTATCGCTCGTGGCGTAGCATCTGCAAATAGTCAGCAGAACGCACTGTTGCGAGAGCAGAACGAACTGCTCCGCGCATTGCTTGAGAAAGACACAGGAATCAGTATTGGTGACATCACCAATGCGGCAAGACGACAGAACCAGCGGATGGGCAAAACAGTCATCCCTGTAGGCTAAGGAGGCACAGAATGGCAAATCCAATCAAATCAATTGATGGGGCGACTGTTCTGTGCCCATCGTCGTATAAGTGGTCACAGGAAGTTGTGTCCCGCAGCACGGCTGGGCGAACCGAAGATGCACTGATGCATGTCGAGAAAATCCGAACAGTAGACAAGATCGAGCTGAGCTGGCAAAACAAAACGTTCGCGGAATCTCAAGCTATCCTGTCCAAGTTCACGAACGAATACTTGTCCGTCAGTTACTACAACCCTATGACGAACTCATACAAGACCGGCAAGTTTTATGTCGGTGACAAATCAGTTGACACATACAATCACACACTCGGCATCAATGCGAGTATCAGTTTTAGTTTAGTTGAGGTTTAATAGATGGTAAATCTAGCAAACACAATTAAAGAAAAATGGCAATCCGGTGGGCACCAGATTGCCAAGGTAGAGAGTACCGGATTGCGGTACGTCAGCACGGGAAAGCTGCTGAACACAACAGACCAGACTATTACATCTGACCGAATCTGCGATGGTGGTCTGTCTATCGATAGAACCGCTGTTTCCGGCAGCAAGTTGGAGCTGGGTTCTGCCATTGCAGCAACCTTGTCTCTGACGCTCTACAACACGGACAAGAAATACGACGATGTGAATTTTGAGGGCGTCGAGATGAAGGTCTCCGTTGCAGCGGACGAGGACAGTCCGACGTGGGTTCCGCTCGGTGTGTTCATCGTCGATACGCCGCCGCGCCATCTGTCCACTATCTCCATCTCAGCAATGGACAGAATGGTACTGTTTGACAAAGACGCAAGCGGATTTGACTACGATACCAACTCAACCGTAGCGGAAGTTATTCAAGCCTGCGCTAAGGCAGCCGGTGTACCTCTCGCAGACACGAACATGAAGAACCTGCCGAATTACAATGTGCAGGTGAGCAAACCGGAAACGCAGAGCACCATCACCTATCGTACACTGTTGCAGTATTGCGCAGCTCTGACCGGCACGTTCGCCTATATGAACGAAACCGGCAAGCTGGCATTTCGATGGTATGACACAACTGCCGGTTTCGCAATGACGCCCGCGAACCGGTACAGTAGCGACATCTACGAGCAGGATGTCACGATTACCGGCTTGACGTACACTATTAAAGCACAGGACAGCGAGGGCAAAGAGACCAGCACGGTAAACGTGTACGGCTCTGCTGACTATGTTTTCGACTTCACGGATAACCTGCTGATTGCCGGTAATGCGGCGCGCAATCAGGCGTTAACCGTTGTGCAGTCGAAAATCATTCCAACAACGTATCGCCCGTACTCTGCTGAGATTCTTCCGGCTCCGTGGCTCTTTCCCGGCGACGCAGTGACGTATCTGCCGGTCGACAAGGACGACACAACCGAGAACCGGTTGTTTTCCATCGTTACTAATATGGCGTACACTCTGAACGGGTCGACTACAATTGCGGGACAAGGCGAAACGGCGCAGAGTAACAGCTACGCAAGCACATCAGGTCTGACAGCGGCGCAAGCACAGATTTTACAGCGCGTCACTGACCGCGTGACGCAGGAACGGACGAACCGCGAACAGGCAATCCTACAGCTTAACGAGCAGATTAAGGGCGTCAAGGCAGGTAAAGATGACCTGCTGATTGCAGGACTAGGCTTGTACACGACAGAAGAAACTTTGTCAGATGGCAGCACAGTGTACTACTACCACGACAAACAGACCCTTGACGATAGCTCGATTATTTATACATTCCAGTCGGGCGGCTTTGCGTACACAACTAACTGGAACGGCGGTAACCCGACTTGGACATCTGGATTTGACCGGAACGGAAACCTGATTATGAACACCATCAGCGCGTACAAGCTGGAGGCGGACGACATTCAGGCAGGCTCGATTACGGCTGATAAAATCAACACAAGCTACACAACTACGATTCACGATTACGCAGATGGTAAAGCGAACAGTGCGCTGACCGACGCAAAGAAATATGCGGACACGCAGAGCAACGCAGCAGAGGACAATGCGAACGGATATACCGATGGAAAGCTCAAAGACTACTCGACAACGGTAGAAATGAACTCCGCCATCAACCAGAAGGCGGATTCCATCACGCTCAAGGTGTCACAGACGTATGTGACAACGGCGGACTACAACACCGGCATCAGCGACACAAAGAAGTACGCAGATACGCAGAGTAGTACAGCGGAGAGCAACGCAAAGAAGTACGCAGATACGCAGAGTAGTACAGCGGAGAGTAATGCGAAGAAGTACGCGGATACGCAGAGCAACGCAGCGCTGACAGATGCAAAAGCCGATACGGACAAAAAGCTCGGTGAATATGCAAAGAAAACCGACATACCAGACCTGACACCTTACGTCACGAAGGAAACCATGTCGTCAGAAATCAAGGCATCCGCTGACCAGATTACGCTTGACGTGTCAAAGAAGTATGTGACGAACGAAAATCTTACCACTGCGGTTGAAAGTCAGGTCAAAATCAGTACGGAAGGTTTCAGTTCACGCGTAAGCTCGGTTGAGAACAACCTGCTGTACGGCTTGAACTTTAACCTGCTGAAAGACACAAAGGCGTTTGGCGGTCTGGATTCCGGTTCGAAATCAACGTTAACGAACGACACATACAACGGGCTTGCGGTTCGCAGCTTGACCACCACGGGAAGTGGTAGCTCGATTTTTGCTGGCTGGTCGGCGTTCGACGAGAACACCGTACCTCAGAACAAGGGTGTGGCTGTGTCTTTTTGGGCTAAAGCAAACAACAACAGCGCAAAGATTCGAGTGTCCGTGCCGAGTGAGGCGGACGCATGGTGGAAACAGGTGACCACTTCTCAGGGCGTAACTAGCACGGCGACAGAGTCGGGAACAGTCAATTTAACAACAGAATGGGTACGGTATTGGGTAGCCTTTACGGCAGCTGACAGCTACACCGAGGCTGACACAATGTCGTATGCGCGGATTAAAGCGGTCGGAGCTGCGACATATTACATCTGCGGCGCGAAGCTGGAATACGGCACGACCGCAACGGACTGGTGCCCTGCGGCGTCTGAGACATACGAGGGGCGAAGGTACTCTGAAATCAAGCAGGACATTGACAGCATCAGTCTGGACGCAACGAAGATTCGCCTGCAAGCCACAACGCTGACGTGGAAAGCTGAGAACTCCGAGCTGAAAGAGGACGGCACGTTGACCGCGCGCGGCATGTTCCAGTCTTATGAGGATGTGTACACGAAGGATTCCAAGTATGGACGAAATTCGATTGGCTTTGACAACGCCAACGGCGCACGACTATACGCCCGCTTCCGCGCATGGGAAACCGCAGCGCAGCGAGAGGCAGAAAGCGACAGCGGCATTGTCCGAACATATTACCCAGTCGTAATCAAGGGCATGCCGACGGACGGCAACACCGGCGGCGAAGCCGGATACGGTTACGCCGCCTTCCGATACGGTCGGGTTTCTACTATACAGATCAAGGGATTGACTACCCCGCGATTCGAGATGGTCAACTATTGGGACGCCGATCAGGCTGACGAACGGCATCCGGGCGTGCTGCTCAGTCTGGGACAACCGACAAACGGAAGTTATCTTGAAGGCGCCGCCAGCAAGGGCGGTTATCTCAAGCTGATGCGCGACGATATACAGAAGGGCAAGTCGCAGGATGGCGTGAATCTCTTTTTGAACTCCACGGGCAGCGGGCAACTCACGCTGAGCCATGTGACGGATACCGGCGATTCTCAGCCGAAGGCGCAGCTCGTCGCGTCAGACAAGAACAGCTGGCTTTGGCTCGGTGGCTCAAGTAATGCTTATTACAACCCCGGACAGGCGCTTTGGTATGACTTCGATTCGCAAAAGCTGAACATCAACGCAAATATTAAGCTGAGCGGCTTAGGTTTTGCTAAGCGTTGGGTGTCTGGGTTTAACTATGTGGCGAATTACACTCATCTTCAGACCGACAGTAATATAGCTGGCGCAAACAGACTAAACGCTTTTGCTGCGAGATTGAATATGGTGTTTGACGACTTGTATCAGATAACGACATGGCTTAATCAAACGTCAGGTGGAACGGGATTCAATACTTGGCAGTGCACCTAAGCAGAAAGGACACACAACATATGATTAACGCAACTACACGACAGCTTGAAGCTGACCTTGCGCAGCTTGTCAACAACGCAGCACTTCCTGCTTGTATCATCAGACTAGTGCTTGAAAGAGCAACCGCGCAGGTCGTAGCTATCGAGCAGGACTGCATCGCGCGCGAGCAGGCACAGGCAGAACAAGCAAAAACTGACGAGAAAGACGAGGACAAAGACGAATGAAGAAGATTATTTGCGCAGTAATGGCTGGCGTAATCGCGGCAACATGTGCTGCACAGGCATTTGCCTGCACGCCGCCAATCAAAATCGACATGAGCTGGAAAAAAGATCTGAACCGCACGATTGAGAATATCAAGCCTTCTGATATTACGGTTCCGAATTTTACGATTCCGGATAGCTATTTCAAGAATATCAAGATTGGAGGTTGACGGAGTGATTTACGCAATTACATTCGGATTTATCGTCTTGGATTTTGTGACGGGACTTATCAAGGCGTGTAAGTCCAGCAGCTTTAAGTCATCTATGATGCGCGAGGGCTTGTTCCACAAAATGGGCGAGGTGCTTTGCGTCGCGCTTGGCATTTTGGTTCAGTACGCAGAGGGATACTTAAATCTTGGCATCAATTTGCCAGTCGCATCCGCTGTGTGCACATATATTGTATTGATGGAGACTGGCAGCGCAATGGAAAACATCTGCGCAATCAATCCGGAGTTGTCCGCAAAAAAGCTGCTGAGCATTATCGGCATCGGAAAGGATGATAACAAGTGAGTTATAATGTGCATTTTCAGACGATGCCCGCGTACAAAGGTATCAAATACGGACAGGGTACTGTGTATTCATCCGGCTGCGGCTGCGCAGCTCTCTGCAACGCGCTGGACGCGCTGGGCATCGCAAGCGTGTCCGTCAAGGCAATGTGCGCGTATGCGGTCAGTGTCGATGCACGAGTTGAAGGCGGCACAGACGAAGGCGTGCTGCTGCGAAACGCCGCGAGGAAGTACAGTTTTTCGTACAAAACTACGAGTAAAAACGCGGAACTGCTTGCGCATTTGAAATCTGGCGGTGTAGCAATCCTTCATTGCGGCAACTCGTACAAGCTGTTTTCGGATACCGGACATTTTGTCTGTGCCGTAGCGGCAAGCGGAAATACGGTCACTGTGCTGGATTCATTCTGGTACGACGGCAAATATAAGCGCAACGCAATCCGACGGAACTATGTGTCCGTGGTGGATGACGGCATCATCAAGACAAGCATTGTCCAGTGCGGCAAGGCGACGGCAGACCGTGCGCCGAGCTACTACCTTATTAGTAAAACGGCGCAGAAGAACGACAGCAAGAAAGAGGTGGAAGATATGACCGAGAATGAAGTAAGAAAGATTATCGCAGACGAAGCAACCAAGCAGGCAAAGCTGGCAGTGTCCGAATGGGCAAAGGCAGCATGGACAGACGCCGTGGCAGCAAAGCTGCTGGACGACGACCGCCCGCAGGCAGCCGTAACCAGACAGGAGCTTGCCGCAGAGCTTGTGAAACTTGGCTTTGCTGGCAGAGCAGACGAACCGTCTGATTGGGCGAAGGCGGCATGGACAGCGACCGAGCAGGCAGGCGTCATGACCGGCGACCCGCACGGATATGTGACCCGTGAAATGCTGGCGCAGGTACTGAAAAACGTGGGTCTCGTTGGCGCAGGCGTGAAGGAATGAGGTGGTCTTGTGCTGACCATCAAGAACGGCAAAATTCTGCTGACACGAGGTGACAGCGCATACATTAACGTAGACCTCACGACATCAACGGGTGAGGTCTACGAGATGCAAGCTGGCGATAGGCTGACCTTGACCGTGCGACATCTGGCGGACGATACGTCCGCCGTGCTGCTGCAAACCGAGAGTGACAGCGCGCAGCTGCACCTGTTGCCCGCGCAGACAAAACAGCTGTCAGCGGGCAAGTACAGTTACGATATTCAGTTGTCGACTGCGTCCGGCGATGTGTACACCGTCGTCGGCGCAGCGGACACGAACACAAGTCTTAGCAACTTCACAATCCTGCCGGAGGTAACGACATGAGTAATCTGAGTAGCGGCACTGTTCGCGGCGTGCTGAACGCCGCTACGGTTACCGGCGTTATCGGTGCGGAAAACGTGACAGGTGTGATTGGCAACGGTATTGCAAGGGTGGATGGTTCCACTGACCCATATCTGGGGGAATACGAGGTCACGCCACAGGTCAATGCGCAGACCGTGCCGTGCGCCGGTAAGAAGATGCTGAAAGATGTAGACATCAAAGCTATACCGTTTTTCGAAACCGCAAACGCGACGGGAACTACGGTGTATATAGCTGCGGAGGTAGATTAAATGGCAAAGTTATACAATAAGATTATTTACGGCGGAAAGACCCTGCTCGATTTGACCGCCGACACGGTGACCCCGGACAAGCTCGCAAAGGGCATCACGGCGCATGACAAGTCCGGCGCGCTGGTCACAGGCACGAGCACAAAAGACAGCGACACGAGCGACGCAACAGCGGCGGTTGCCGAAATCCTGAACGGCAAGACCGCGTATGTGCGCGGCAGCAAGGTCACTGGTACCATGCCGAATCGCGGCAAGGTTACTGGTACAATCACAACAGTAGCAGGTAAGTACACTATCCAGAACGGCTATCACGACGGCTCCGGCACGGTGCAGATCGACAGCGCCGAACAGGCGAAAATCATTGCGACAAATATCCGAGAAGGCATCACTATCTTAGGTGTAGAAGGCTCGATGTCGTCGAGTGAAGGCATGAAGCCGCAGGCGAAATCTGTAACGCCGACCGCAACTGCACAGACCGTACTGCCGGACGAAGGATATAACTGCCTGTCGCAGGTCACAGTAGCAGCAATCCCCTACGCGGAAAGCGAAAATTCTGCTGGCGGTCTGACCGTGACGATTGGTTGATGGGGTGATAACGCATGGCAGATAAAAATGTAAATCAGGTCATTGTAAATGGTGAAACCATTCTTGACTTGACCGCCGACACGGTGACAACAAATGATTTGGTAGAGGGCGTTACAGCGCACGATAAGTCAGGCGCACCGATAACTGGCGCGGTGAAGAACGCCACCTACGTCGACAACAACTTGGACGACCGAGGTGTTAACTATGGTAATAACGAGCCATCACTAAAGTTCTATGCGGCTGGGCGCGCGTTTCCCTTTAACCATGAACCAGCGTGCGTCTATGCGACATGTACCCTCTCAGGCGGTAGTCGCAAACTGATTTGCGATCAGGCAACAACAATGACCGCGAAAATCCCTTCTAGATTATTCGGCAATGCAACAGCCGCTGATGTAGTCGCAGGAAAGACATTCACCTCTCAAGATGGTGTTAAGCTCACTGGTACATACGAACCAACAAATACCGAACCAACACTGCAAGCCAAAACTGTTACGCCGACGGCAACACAGCAGACCGTCACACCTGACAGCGGTTATGATGGTTTATCACAAGTTACCATCGCGGGTGACGCCAATCTGACCAGTGAGAACATCAAGTCCGGCGTAAGCATTTTTGGCATCGCCGGCACGCTGGCGGCAGCTGCATCGGACAACAACTGCGAGGCGTATGTGATTGACGCCACGAACCCAACTGTCAGTTTCAAGACGAGCGGCACGATTAAAGTGTACGGCTACGGGTACACAACCAGTTCAAGCAGCTGGGGCGGTAGCAGCACTACGGTGCATGCGTTTTGCGGCGATGGGTATTATAAATCGTCGAACTGGGGCAGTCCGTCAAAGACGTCCTGTACCTTCGACGTATCTGGCGGCAAGCTGACCGGTCTGCCGTCGCTGAATGGCGGCACGCTGATTGCGGTGTGCGGTCTGTAA